ATATGAATGTTAGAGAGCATAATTCCTAGAAAGGCAGTAGAGAGTGTAGCGAACGGTGAAACTGGTTGGGAATCTGCATTCCAGTACCTAGTGGACAATTCTGTAAGAGCAGGAAAGATACCACCTACCGCAAACAATGCGACACAATTCGCTACTGTATATGCGTGTATTAACGTATTAGGCGATGATATTGCAAAGCTACCGTGGAAATCATATAAGAATCATAAAAACTACATTGAGAAGGATTCATCGAGCGATGTATCACACGTATTAAACGTGCGACCAAACCGCTTTATGAATCCTTTTGTGTATAAAAAATTGATTATCACGGATATATGCACATATGGAAACCACTATTCGTACATTTCATTCGATAAACGGGGTGAAATTGACGAATTAATACCCCTTGACCCCTCTACCACACAGGTAGTTGTGGATAGAAAAACCCGTGAATATGGCTATCAAACGACCTATAAAGAACAACCTATCACGTTCTTACCACACGAAATTTTCCACATTAAAGCCTTATCAAAGGATGGAATCGTGGGTATTTCACCACTTCAATCGATTCGTGAGCAAATGTCCACGATGGATATTGCGACTGCGTTCAATAAAGGAATGGTTGAAAAAGGGGGTTCACCACAGGGGATTTTAGAAGTGGACGGTACGTTCGATAAGGAAGTTAAAACAAAGATTCGTGAAGAATGGCAACGGGTAAATTCGAATGAAAATATCGCAGTTGTGGATTTAGGAATGAAATATAAACAAATCGGTATTTCACAACAAGATATGCAATTCCTAGAAATGATGAAATTCTCGCAACAACAAATTGCAGCAATCTTCAAAGTACCACTACACAAAATCAACGAATTAACACACGCAACGTATACAAACATCGAACACCAATCCTTAGATTACGTGAAGAACACATTACAACCGCTAGTCACACAGCTAGAAGAAGAAGCGAATTACAAACTATACACGACTAAACAACGAAATGAAGGACATTATTGCAAGTTCAACATGGATTCCGAATTACGTGGAGATAGTGAAAGTCGTGCAAAAGTACAACAAATCAATCTTTCTTACGGTATGAAATCACTTAACGAAGTAAGGGCGCAAAACGAAGACAGTCCTTACGAATCTGAACTAGCGGACAAACCATTAATGACATTGAACCTTGTTCCATTAGATATCGCAGTTGAAGCAGCAACGAATCGATACGGAGCAAGTCAACGTGACCCGAAAGGAGGTGAAGACGATGGAAAAGGAGATGCGAATACTGACGAATCCAGTGGAGATTCGAAGTGATGAAGGAGAAACGCCTGTAATCACTGGATATGCACTTAAATTCGAGCGTTGGAGTAAACCGATGTACGGATTTAAGGAAAAACTGGCTAGAAACTGTTTAGACAATGCAGATATGACTGACACAGTGGCGCTTATTAATCATGATTACAACCTTACTTTAGGGCGTGTGGGATTGAATTTAACGCTTGCTATCGATGACATCGGATTGAGATTCGAAATTATCCCGACCGATACAAGCTACGCAAAAGACTTACTCGCAAACATGAGGGCAGGAATCATTACGAAATGTTCATTCGCATTCACGATTGATGTAGACGGTCAAGAGTGGAAAACGGGTGAAGAATATGACGAACGAACGATTACAAAAATTAAGAAATTGTATGATGTTTCGATTGTTACTGATCCAGCGTATGACGATACCGAAGCGGTAACGAATATGCGCAGTTATGAAGAATTTAAAAACAATAACCGTAACCGTGAAATCGAGTTACTAGATCTTGAAATGGAAATTTTAAAATAAAAGGAGATTTATAAAATATGAACGAACGTGAATTAAGAACAGCATTAGCAGAAAAACAAGAAGCATACAACCTTGCTAAAAAGGAAGGTAAATCAACTGAAGAATTACGCTCTATTGTGGACGAAATTAAAGAATTACGTGCGCAATTAGACTTAGAATTAGAAGTACGTGCAAACTCTATTCCAGAATTGAAAGAAGTAGTTAAACCAGAAGTGCGTAAAGAAGATGTAGATATCGAAAAAGAATATCGTAATATCTTTATGAAGATTGTTCGTAATCGTGCAACAAGCAAAGATATGAACGACTTAAAAGATTTAGAAGAACGTGCAAAAGCTGAACCAACAGAAACACCATTCTTGAAATCATCTACTGACGAAAACGGTGGTTACATCGTACCTAAAGATGTTCAAACTAAAATTAACGAATACAAACGTACTCAATTATTCGACTTATCAAAATTAGTAACTGTTGAAACAACACAATTTACTGAAGGTTCTCGTGTGTTTGAAAAATTGGCTACTCAAACAGCATTCGCAAACATTGATGAATGGGATACAATCAACGATATTCCTGCACCACAATTCGAACAAAAATCTTACAAAATGAAATCATTCGCAGGAATCTTACCAACACCACGACAATTATTACAAGATACTGACCAAAACCTTATGGATCACCTTTCTCGTTTTATTGCACGTAAATCTTTATTTACACGTAACTTTAAAATCTTAGAAATCCTTAACGGTTTAACTAAACGTACTAAAGGCGTAGCGTTCACAGACGATTTGAAAGATATCTTAAATGTGGAATTAGACGGTGCGTTTGCAGCGAATGCTAAGATTGTTACTAACCAAGACGGATTCAACTGGTTAGATAAATGCAAAGATGAAAAAGGTAACTACTTAATTCAACGTGATGTAGCTTCTGCAACTGGCTTAACATTATTTGGACATGAAGTAGTAGTTGTTCCTAACTCAACACTTGCTTCAACTGGTAAGAAAGCACCTTTATTCATTGGTGACTTAAAAGAAGCTGTAATGTTATTCGACCGTGGCGTATATGAAGTGAAAGGTACAGACGAAGGTGGTAAATCATTCGAACGTAATTCTTACGACATCCGTGTTATCGACCGATTCGATGTACAAAAATGGGATGCTGATGCAGTTGTTGCAACTGAAATCGACACTACAAAAGACCCTGCGTTTCCTTCTACTGGTAAAAAAACACCAGCAGCTTAATTAGATAAAGGGGGTATAGATGTATGATTGTAACCCCACAAGAAATAGCAACAATCCACAGATACGATGAAGAAGAAATTCCGTTCATTATTGATTTAATCAAGGGGGCGGAGTTTTTCTTGTATACTGCTGGAGCATATAAACCGACTAACCCACTGACTAAGCCTGTTGTGGAATTAATCGTGGGTTTTTGGTTGGATAATCGGGAATCGAATTATACAGATTACATTAAAATCGGGCAGTTTCCGTTGGGTATGCAGTCGCTTATCTTATCGGTTAAATACTCACAGGGTGAAAACGAATTGCCTGTGCAAGATTAAGGTGGTGTAGATCATGAAGAAAGTAAGAGCGAATGATTTCAGACACCACATTCAATTCTACGAGCAAAAGGATGTTCCAAATGGTCGTGGATATGATACGCAGTGGATTCCAGTTTTTAAATTATGGTGTAGGAAAAAGGTAATCTTCCGAGAACAGCTTGAATCTGTAATATCGGGAGGGAATACCTTACGTGACCGTAAAGAACTGGAAACACGTTACACAACGAAATTGAGTACTGAACATCGGTTTAAATACAAAGATAAGCTGTATGAGATTTCGATTGTGGGAGATTCAGAAGGAGATTGCAAAACGATACGATTCTTAGGTGAAGCAGTTGTGGACGGTGGTGCATAAATGGGTGGCAATTTAGAGATAAAAGGTATTGATGAAACTTTGGCTAAACTACGAAACATAAGCGTTACGGTTGATAGAAATAAAAATCGAATCATCCGTGATAGCGCAGAACCTTACATGGAAGCACTCAAAAAAATCACACCGTATGATTCAAGGGAGAATCGTAGGCATCCACAACACGCAAAGGAACACATTGTGCGCACAAACGTAGTACACAATGAAGATGGAGATAGTATCGTTAAAGTAGGTTATGACAGTGATACGGGCTGGTATATGTGGTTTCTTGAAAAAGGAACTTATAGTAAAGGTGCGCCTAAAGGGATTGCACCTAGACACTATGTAGAAAAAACATTGGAAAGCACAAAAGGTGAAGTTGCAAAAGTTCAAGAAGAAGGCTTGCGGAGATTAATAGAAAGGTTTACATGATGTTTGATTTAGAAATTGTAATTCAAAAGGCTTTAACGAGCAATAAGACAATCACAGATTATGTTGCAAAATCAAAGCAAGGTTATCCGAATATTGGGGCGAATCGAACCCCACACGGAACATTCCCTTTGATTGAATATCATCAAATTATGGGGAATGATGACAAATTTTGCGATGATAAACTGTGGACACGCACTTATAGATTCCAAGTAGGTATTTATACTGAAAAGGCAGATTATTATAAGGTGCAGGATGCATTGGATAGAACAATGCGAAATATCGGATTTACATGCTATAACGACTATACCTATGCGGTGGATGATACAAAAATCATTCATCGCATTTTTAGTTACACGATTAGTATTGATAAACCGAGATATAAACAACTATTAAAAAAATACAAATTGGAGAGTGAATAATATATGGCAAGAATTGGTGTAAAAAACTTAACTGTATTCCCTTTAACAAAGGATGATGCAACAGGGGTAACTTATGGAACAGCGGTGAAATGCGCACCATTAATGAAAGTAAGTTTAACAGCAAAAACGGTAGAAGGTTCAGTATACGGTGACGATAGACAGGTTGATGGTAACTTCGGTATTACTGGATATGACATTGTAATTGATACAACTGACTTAACACCAGAACAACAAGCATTGTTATTAGGTCATAAGAAAGATTCTAAAGGTGGTATCACAGTAAGCACTGAAGATGAAGCACCTTATGTTGGGGTAGCGTTCGAATCTAAACGCTCTGACAGCAAGGTTGAGTATTCTGTTCTTTATAAAGTGAAATTCTCACCTATCAATGAAGAATACGAAACTAAAGGCGAAAACATTACTTATAAGACACCATCATTAGTAGGTAAGGCAATCGCTCGTGAAAATGACGGACAATTAAAATATGCTCTTGTTTCAGCAACTATGCCTGAAGGATGGTATACAACACCACAAAAGGCAGCAGAATAAGTCAAAGGCACGGGGTTAGGAAACTAACCCCTTTTTTATTTAAATCTAGGAGGTAAATATGGAAATTAAAGTTGGTAAAAAAACATATAAAAGCGGAAAACATAACATGCGATTACTTTATGATCTAGCACGATTAAAGAAAGAAATTGAAGACCGTTACCGCATTTCAAGTGGCGATGATGAAGAAGCAATTCAAAACTTGATTGATAGCATTGACCCGTTGGCAGATATTGATAGATGTGTGGACTTAGTATGCAGATTCTTTGGAAACCAATTTACAGTACAGGAATTTATGGACGGTTATAAAACAAAATCAGTGAACGATTTTAACTTACTTATTGAAGTAATGACATTAGAAGCAGTATCGGGAGTTACCAACATCCTAGGTGAAGAAAAAAAGTAACTGACCCCGACTTTGAAGAAGCAATCGAACTAATTACTTTCATAAAGCAACTCTATTCATTCTTAATGAGTAAATATCAGTGGACACCAGAGCAGATAGATGTAATGGAATCCACAAAGATTATCGAATTAGAGTTTGGAAACTGGAAGAAAGAATTGGAGAAAGAACCATTAGACACATTGGATTCAATCGAAGGATTTTAGCAGAAAGGAGGTAAATTATGGCAGAAACACCATTTGGGAAATTAGTGGTGGAATTAGGTCTGAATAATGTTCAATTTACCAAAGGACTTTCGGATGCACAAAAGCAATTACGCACATTAAAACGTGCAATCAAGGCTTCTGATGAAGACATAAAGTTGATGGGTAAAGGCTCGCAAGCTGCATCGACTAAAATGCAATTACTATCGCAAGCGTTTAAGACCACGGGGAATGTGGTAGAACACACTAAAATTCAATTACAAATACAAGAAGAACAATTAAGACGATTAAGAGATGTAATTGATGCAACAGGTACTAAGACTAAAGAGCAAACTGCAGCAGAAAAGAAACACGTTGCTCAAATCGAAAAACTAAAAGGAAAATTAGTTGAAGCGACCGCAAGCATGTCTATGTATCGTAGAGAATATGCAGAAACTGCTAAAGCGCAAGCAATCGCAAACAACGGTTTCATTAAAGCAGGAACTCGATTAGAAGAGACAGGTAAACGTTTGACTGAATCGGGTAACAGAATTTTAAACGTTGCTCGTGGATGGACATTTGCAAGTGCAATCTTAGGAACTGGAATCGGGTTAGTCGCAAAACAAGCGATTGATTACGAAAAAGCTATTGCAGGGGTACGTAAGACCACTGACCCTACGACAGCACAGTTGCAAGAATTTAGTTTAGGATTCCGTAAAATGTCCACAGAGATTCCAGTTGCAGCTAAAGAGTTAGCGAACATGGGTCAAATGGCAGGGCAATTAGGTATCCGAAACGATAGCTTGTTAACGTTCGTTGAAACGATGGCTAAACTGCAAACAGCTACGAATATTATCGGTGAAGAAGGTGCAGCAGACCTTGCAAAATTCATGAATATTATGGGTACATCGCAGGATAGAGTATCTAACTTAGGTTCGACTTTAGTTGAATTAGGTAACCATTTTGCGACTACTGAAAAAGATATTCTCGATATGGGTAAAAACCTAGCAGGGGCAGGTAGACAAATCGGACTATCTGAAAGTAGCGTGTTAGGGATTGCAACCGCATTGAGTTCTGTGGGTATTGAAGCAGAAAAAGGTGGTAGTGCGTTCTCTAAAGTCATGATTAAGATGGCACTTGCAGTAGATAGCATGGATACTAGCGCAGGAAGTAAATTAAGTGAGTTTGCTGGTGTAGCAGGTATGACCGCAGAATCCTTTGCGAATATGTTTAAATCACATCCCGAACAAGCGATTGCAGCATTCGTGGAAGGCTTAGGTACAGCAAGCGAAAAAGGCGAAACTGCTATCGGAATCTTGCAAGAAATGGGTATTAAAGAAGTACGTTTAAGAGATACATTATTACGTGCTGGTGGTGCTTATAAACTATTCAATGAAGCGGTAAATATGGGTAATAAAGCCTTTAAAGAAAATACTGCATTACAACACGAATTTAATATTTTTAATGAAACCACAGCAAGTAAATTAGAACGTGCTAAAAACAAACTTACTGATTTAGCAATCGAAGCAGGCGGTAAGTTATTACCTGTAATTGCTGATTTTTTAGGTAAGTCAGATTACATCATTAATGATATTAAGGGTCTGATTGAAGGATTTTCTAATCTACCCGAACCGATGCAGAAAACCGCATTCGCATTAACTGCTATCGGTTTAGCTGGAGGACCTGTATTAGGAGTTATCGGACAAACAGCCAATACCATTGGATTGTTCACTGGCGGTATCGGTAGTGTGCTTAAACGCATGGGATTCTTGCAGGTTAAATCGCAGGAAACAAAAGGTGAGTTCGACTTAGTAAAAGGTGCGATAAAAGCTGCTGGAGAAAGTGCAGTAGAAGCTGGAGCAGGAATGGCATCCTTAGGTGGTGAAATGGCAACCACAGGCGGATTCGCTTCGAAACTCATGGGGTTAGGTTTGAATCCGTGGTTAGTAGGGATAGCGGCTGCAGTAGGGCTAGGAATCGTAGCGTGGAAGGCATTCGGAGAGAATATGTATAATTCTGCAAAGAGTGCTGAACGAGTTAAAAAATGGGGTACGGATGTATCGGACGAAATCGATTCTGCATTAAGAAAAGCTGAAGAGTTTGGTAACAATGCTGAAACATTCTTAAATAGAGGATTCAAGATTGATGACTCTATTAAAGAAGAAGCTAAGAAACAATTTAGCGGTATGTTTGATGCCTTAAAAACAACAGCGGATAAAGAGATTGATGAGATTGAAAAAGCCTATAATAAACTACCTGAAAAGGTAAAAGGTGCGTTAGCTCAAGAAGTAGAAGAACGCAAAACTCAAATCGGCGAATCTAAAAAGGTTATTGAAGAAAACGAAGCAAGAATCAATGAAATCTACGATACAGCAAGTAAAGAACGCAGACGATTAACCAAAGAAGAAGTTGCAGAAATTAATCAATTACGGAAAGAAGCGTATCAAGAAGAAGCAAACATTCTTAGTGCAAACGCAAAAGACCGTAAAAAGATTATGGAAAACTTGACGGAAAGTTTGACTAAGCTAGACGATAACGAGTTGCAACAACGACAATCATATCTTGCTAAGTTAGGTAAAACCGAACAGCAAACTTTAAATGAAAATTTAGAATCTTTAAAAGAGTTATGGCAAAAAGGTACGATTAGTGCGCAAAGCTATGCAGACCAAAAGCTAGAAATCGAAAAAGACCACAATGTCAAAATGAAAGAAATTGCATTACAACGTTATCAAGCATTTCAAGAAGAAATAAAACGTAATGATGCAATAGGCGATGAAGAAGCAAGTAGACGAAATCAAATTATTAAATCAGCTACTGAACAAATGCTTAAAGAGTACGGATTCAGTGTGGAAGAAATAGAAAAACTATCCCGTGAACAAGAAAAGAACTTAAATCGTACTGCACAATACATTTCTAGCACGATGGAAGAAATGGGGCATAAACTTTCTGACAGCACTAAGAAAGCAAACATCGCATGGGAATCACTAATCACGGATGAAAAGACAGGAAACATTGTTAAAAACATTGATGAAGTTCTGCAAAAAGCAATCAGTACTGAAAAAGGTTGGAATGACCTTAAATTCGTGATCCACAATGCTAAGTTAACCACAAATGCAAAAGCACAAATCACACAAGCACTGCAAACAGCAGGTAAGTGGAATGACCTAGACTTAGAAACAAAATCATTCCTAACTGCTACAAACGTGGGTGAAACAATGGCTCATATCTTGCAAGAAAAAGGTAAGTGGGATGAGTTAAGTATTGAAGAAAAACAAGCAGTCTTAAATTACAACGGTTTAAATGAAGGCATTGTTAAGATAATCGAAGCTAAAAAACTGTGGGAAAACACAGACTTTGTTAAGAAGTTAGCTGAAATTGATACAAACGCCCCAGATAGTCAAAACAAGATTGACAAGTTATTAGAAAGCTATGGCGTGTTAGAACGTAGAATCCAAAATCCTGCAAACGTTCGAACAATGACGGATGCAGACGGAACAGCACGACAGGTTGATGGTTTAACACAAAAAGTTGAGCGAAATATGTTTCTTAGTGCGCAAGGTAGCTATTTCAATACTAGCACGAATGCTGGCGCAGTATCGGGTACTATTGAACACTATAACGACTTAGTAAACAGCGCTTATAGCAAGACCGTTTACTTTACGATTGCTTATCAAGAAACGGGAACAAGTGCATTAAGTACATGGGAACGTATGATGAATAGTGGTAGACGATACGCAACAGGTACTGAAGGTCACGCAGGCGGTTTAGCGTTCTTAGGTGATGGTGGTAGACGTGAACCGTTCTTAACACCCGATGGATATTTCGGTGTATCACCTTCCACAGATACATTGTATGACTTACCTAGAGGAACTAAGGTTTGGTCTAGTATCGATAAATTCAAACGTGATACGTTGCATAAACCATATCTTGCAGGGTATTTAGATAAACTACCACGCTTTGCTAAAGGTACTCTGAAGAGTTTTATTGACAATACAAACGTAAGAGTACCCGATGTGTTCAAATCACGTAATACGGTGGATAATTCAACGTATGCACCAGTGTTACACATTGAAAACTTCCACGCAAACAACAATATGGATGTGGAAGAATTATTCAGACAATTTAAGTGGATGATTAAACGGGAAGGAGATAGAGCATGAAACACTTTATAAAATTTAATGGTAAATCTTCCTTAGATTTACACTTATATCTTGATAGTAATTCGATGCAACACGTATCTGCACAAAACGATGTAGAAGAAGTGGAAGTGTTAGGTCGTGACGGTACAGTTATTGTAGATCATAAACGATTAAAACCAGTCGTGCAACCTTACGAACTCTTTCTCAAATTACCACCACGATATAAAATGCAACGAGCAATCGATGAAATTTCAGAATGGCTTAGTCCAGTGGGGTATGTGGATTTTGAAAAATCATGGGATGGGAACTACATCTATCGTGCAGCATTTAATGAAACGTACAGTGTGAGTGAAACCTTATCGTATTTCGGTAAGGTGGCACTCACTTTTAAATTACATCCGATTAAATACTTAAAGAGCGGTAGACAGTTATTAGAAGTACAGAATAATGGATTGCTAGTCAACCCTACAAAACGAATCAGTAAGCCTACATTACACGTAGCAGGAAATGGAAATGTAAAGATTACGATTACCAGTCCTAAAGGAAAGCAAGAACTCACTGTAAAGAATATGGAACGTAAAATCATTATCGATTGCGAAAATGAACTTGCATACACGGAAGATGGCAGTGCGATGTTAAGTCTATTCGGTGATGATTTCTTCCACCTTGATTTAGGCACTAGCAAAGTATCGTGGGATAACCCTGCTGTACGAGTATGGGTGCAAACGAATTGGGGTGTTAAGGTGTGAGTAAGATTATTGTATATGAACAAGGCTCACAGGCTGAAGGTAGTTTTGGGAATGGTGTTGTAAAAGACTGGTTATCCCTTAAAATCAAACGAAATGGAACACAATATGAATTAGAAGGTGTGTATCGTGCCGATGGTACGAATGCACACCTTTTGCGTAGAGGGAATATTATCCAGTGCGATGCAGACGCACGGTCTAAGAAACAACAATTCGATATTATCCGTGCGATAGAGATTGATAATGAAAGAATCGAAGTGTACGGAACACACGTAGCGCACCGATTGAAGTATCTAAGTTTGTTACCGAACGTTACTGTGGAAGGTGCAGGGTATCAAGCAATCGATACATGGCTTAGTAGTATTGTAGGACATCAAAAATTTCAAGCGTGGAGTGATGTAACAGATACCGCAAAAGTTGAATGGTCGTTAGATAAGATTTCGAACGCAAGAGCAGCACTCTATGGGAATGAATTATCCCTTGCAACCGTATGGAAAGCGGATGTAGGATTCGATAATTACCGTATCATGCTATCAAGACGGTTAGGCAAACCGACTGCATTAGTACTGAATTACGGTAAAAATATTACTGAATTTCGTAAGGAAGATACAGACGAAGATGTATTTACGAGTGTTTATCCATATATCGTGCGTGAGAAGACGATTTACACGCTCGATGAACCCGAAAGAGTGATAGATAGTCCACAAGCTAACTCATATCCTTTCTCTCGTGTCCTACCCGTTGACTTTTCTAGCGATTTTAAAGAGGACGAATACGATGGTGGCGATGCAGGGGAAAATGAAGCAGAAAGTGTTGGGGAAGGAGCAGTTGAAGAAAAGAATACTGCTACTGGCGGTGTGTGGAAACGTAACAGTACAGGTTGGTGGTATGAATTTTCAAATGGTTCTTACTTAAAAAACTGCTGGAAGTATATCGATAACGAATGGTACAGATTTAAAAAGAGCGGATATATCTATCAAAATGCATGGTTTAGAGATAAACACGGAAACCGTTACTATTTCAAAGATAGCGGTGCGATGGTAACAGGCTGGTTTAAGGTTAAAAAGAAATGGAAGTATTTCTATGATTGGGGCGGTTTAGATAAAGACCGAAAGAAACCTTATGTATTAGATAAAGATAAATTACGTGGGTTAGCACAAAAATATATTCGTGATCATAACATCGGATTACCTAGAGTGACTGTGACAGTTAAATTTGTGGATTTAATGGCAGACAATCCAAATAACGAAGGTAAAAATATTGCTATCTATGACGAAGTAAAAATCAGATTCCCGCACTTAGATAACGCATTGAGTACAGCAAAGATTGTAGGTACTGAATGGCTACCATTATCGAACACTTATGAAACAATCACAATCGGGAATGAAGAAAGAACGTTCAAGCAAACCTTAACAGGTCACATGGAATCACGATTAGATAAATTAGATAAGCAATTAAACGAGCAAGCAAGTGCAATTCGTGATAATGAAAATCTATTATTCAATGAAGACGATGGTGCGACAGTCACGTACACAGCAGAATCGTTAGCGGATGTCAGTCCACAGGGATTTAAAAAGGATGATTTATTACTCACAGGCGATAAATTACAACGGTGGACAGGTACAGAATGGAAAGATGTGGAAGCTAAAGCGGATGTGGATGTATCACATATCACAATGAGTGTGGCAGATATTAAAACACAAATGTTAGTAAACCAACAAGAAATAGCTGCTAAAGCAAGCCTAAATGAAGTATCTGAATGGAAACGTGCATTAGACAATTATATTGCACAACAAAATAAAGATACTGCTGAAGCTGAAAAGAACTTACTGGAAGTCACCCGTAGGATTGAGCAATTAGTCTATAACATCGGTAACATGGCAGTCGTTTATAAGATGGTGGATAGAAACATTCATTTAACAAACGAAGGTATTACAGTAGGAGATAAGGCAGGCGATAGCTACATTCTTGTATCGAATAATCGTATTTCATTATTCAGTGCAGGTAAAGAAGTTATGTATATCTCGCAAGGGATGTTACATATCGATAATGGGGTATTTACTAAGACATTACAAGTGGGTAATTACATTGAAATGCCTTTAGAAAGCAATCCTAAGATTAACGTGATTCGGTATATAGGGGGAAGGTGATTAATTGAACAGATTATATTTTGATGGTAACTGGCACAGTTATATTGAAGTCACACACGAAATATTAACACAGAATAAAATTGATGCACGTACACCAGTACGTATCACAGCACGTATCGGGCAGGATTCGGGATATGCAACGAGTTTCACAGACACATACGGGGCATATCTTGCATTCCGATTAGGCGGTCAAACGAAATACCTCTATTTTGAATCACTGGATTTAAACGGTAATTCCCGACACTTAGGTACGCTCGAATTTTTAGTACAGCATGACGAAAACGGGGATGCGGACGGTACGCTCACTATTTGGAGTGGTGACACACGATATATCACATTTAGTGGATTGTACTGGGGCGGTTTATTACACGATATTCAGATTGCAATTCCACACATTAATCGTTCGGGGATGATTGAATCGGTCAGTCCGAATGCAGAATTAGGTAAACCCGTTACGGTAACGATTAAAGACCGTGAAGAAGGCTTAGAACATCAAGTATGGTGGAAAGCGTTCGGTGGCGATTGGGTAGACTTAGGAAAGAAAGCTGAAAAGGTATTTACGTTCACACCTAGCAGGGAATTGCATAAGAATGCAGGAAGTAGCGATACGGGTAAACTGGATATTTGTGTAAGAACGTTTAAAGACGGGAAGCAATTTGGTGGGGATACTTACAAAGAAGGTATCCCTATTAAAATACCTAAAGATATTGTACCTACAATTGGAACTTTAAAATTAAAAGACAACCACACAAATCGTGAACTTGAAAATTTATCAGTTATTTTGCAACACTCATCCGATATCGAGTATGAAATCACGGATAGCCCCAAATCATTGACCGAACCTGTTGAATGGCATGTATCGATTAACGGAAGACATTACACTGGTAAAAAAGGTACGATTGGAAGATTCAATAAAACAGGAACGTTCTTTGTAAAAGCGTGGGTAGTTGATAAACGTGGTCGTGAATCAACACCAACATCCAAACCTATCACCGTATCTGAATATCAAGCACCACAACTTTCATTCGTTGCTCGTAGAAGCGGTACGAGAAAGAATACCGTCACCGTTACAACTACCGCAAAAATTATGCCTTTAAAGACAGTGACTGGCAAACAAACCAACTCATTCTCACTTGAATTTTATACACGCAGAATCGAAGATACGCAGTTTATTAAGAATGAAGGCGCATCGTTAAAAAGCACATCGACCTATGAGCTTATCGAACATAGTGCGAATCTGAATGGCTCGTTTGATACGGGTCAATCGTACATGATTAAAGCGGTGTTACGAGATTCATTCCAAGAAGTAGAGTACTTATTCCCACTAAGTACAGAGCAAGTAGTCGCATCCTATTCTCAATGGGGAATGGGTATTGGTAAGGTGTGGGAAAAAGGTACGCTCGATGTGGCAGGGGATGTGTATGTGGGCGGATATCTAGCGATTAGTGGCAATCAGCATTCAATACGTGTGACTGGAGATGCAAACAATATCACACGTTCGGGATTGTTCTATGGTGAGCGATTGACGAATACACCTACAAACACAGGTTATCTCACTGTGCATTCGCATACAGATAACGACAGATATGTTTCACAAACGTTTGTACCATTCAATGCATCAGAAATGCATATACGGGTTAAAAATAATGGTACGTGGTCGCAGTGGACACAGGTTGGAGGAAGCAAACAGAATACGTGGTATAAAGCAACGTTAAAAAATGGGTGGCAACATCATACCGATTACGGGGAGGTTATATATTTAAAAACAAATGATGGAGTGGTATTTCTAAGTGGGACATGCAAAGGCGGTAAAACAGCATATGAAACAGTTATTTTCACATTACCCGAAGGCTATCGCCCAACAACAAGTGTATTTAAGATGGCTTTAAATAACAGTTACGGTATAGCTATTATCGCAATTTATCCATCAGGAAATGTAGTTGTGAAATCAAACGTAGACGATAAGTGGCTAAACCTAGATAATGTAACTTTTAAGATTTAAAGATTAGTTAACGATTAGAGAGAGGAACGGTAATACGAATAACACGGGAGAAGAAGAAATGTTACAATTCGACATTGAAAAATTATCACAACAAATTGAGGCAGCAAATGCGATGATTATTAAGGAACAACGTGCTATTGAAACGTTGAATGGTACTAAAGGTAATCTTGAAGCACAACTTAAAAACGTGGTGGATGAAATCAACGATAAAATCACTACGGTTATTCGTTATCAATCAGATAAACAAAAGATGACGGATGCAAAAGAAGTTATTCTGAAGATTGCCGATTCGTACAAAGAAGAAGAAAGATTAAAACACGAAGGAAGTGTTTAATCAATTAGAGAGGAATTGATACTATGATGCAGCTAGGAAGTAGTGTTCTAGTTGCTCTGATTACAGCAGGAGGTTATGTGATGGTTGCATGGATAAATGGCAATAATAAGCAACAACAAAAAGAAATAGCAAACAATTTAGAAAAAATTACCAATCAAATGCAATCCATCCAAGAAGAAGTGAAACGCACGAATAAATTGGCAGAATTAAACGTTGAAAGCATTCGTCACTCACAACAATTCTTACTGTACGATGCGATGGAACGTGCGCTTAAACGAGGGTACACAACTACCGCAGAAATCAGAGAAATTGGTGCGCTATTTAAAAATTATGAAGATCGTGGCGGTAATGGTTCTATCCATGACATGCACGAAAAATTTATGACATTAGGGATTCACGACTATTTATAAAATAAAGGAGATTGATTCATTATGACATTACAAGAAATTATTATTGCGACATTAGGCTTAGTACTTACAACAGTTTTCACTAAATTAGGTCAAGGATTTTGGAACTACTTAAAAGCACATACAACAGCAGAAAATTTTGCAACAGCTAAAAAAGTTGTTGCAACTACTGTTCGATATGTAGAGCAAGTTTATACTGACATCCACGGTGAAAAGAAATTTAATGCAGCATTAAACAGTGCTACGAATGCATTACACCAACGTGGAATTGAAGTAACGCAAGAACAATTAAAACATCTTATCGAAGATGCAGTCCACACAATGAATGCAGAAACAAAGGAGATTGTTGGAGAGTAAATAAAACACGATAAAAGGGGTAGCGTAATGCTATCCCTTATTTATTTAGGAGGGATAATATGGATATCGATACAAGTAGACTAAGAACAAATTTACCACAAATCGGATATGAACCTTATCGTCAAATCCACGCACACTCAACTGGAAACTCTGGGTCAACAGTTTACAATGAAGCAGATTATCACATGCGTAGACCTGTAGATTCTGGATTCTTTTCTCATGTAGTAGGTAATGGTCGTGTTATGCAAACATGGTATACAAACAAGGGTGCGTATGATGTTGGGGGCGGTTGGAACTATGAAGGCTACGGGCAGGTAGAATTGATTGAAAGTCATTCCACAATGGAAGAGTTTATGACTGACTATCGATTGTATGTAGAATTACTACGTAACCTAGCTGATGAAGCAGGTATTCCTAAAACGCTTGATTCTGACGATTTAGAAGGAATTAAAACGCACTACTACTGCACATACCATCAACCCGATAATTACAGCGACCACGTAGACCCTTACCCTTATCTTGCTAAGTGGGGTATTAGTCGTGAACAATTCAAACATGATATTGAACACGGTTTAGGCGAAATCAAAGAAGGATGGCAAAAAGATAACACAGGATGGTGGTATCAAAATAAAGACGGTAGCTATCCTAAAGACAAATGGCAATACATTAATGGTGTGTGGTATCTATTCGATGGCAGTGGCTATTGCATCCTAAATAAATGGGTTAAACGTGCGAATGCGTGGTATTGGCTTGATGGTAGCGGTGCTATGGCTACTGGATGGAAGAAGATTAACAACGAATGGTATTTCTTTAGAGCAGACGGTGAAATGGTAACAGGATGGGTTAAATACGCAGACGAATGGTACTATCTCGATAGAACGGGCGGTAACATGCTTTCTAAACAATTCGTGAAGAGCGGAAATGGATGGTACTATCTCAATGAAGATGGAACAATGGCAGACAAACCAGAGTTCACAGTAGAACCCGATGGATTGATTACTGCAAAAGAAGTGCATAGATAATTAAAAACAAAATATATAACATATATAAAATAATGAATAAAAGCCTACCTTAATTGGTAGGCTTTTTTATTTTGCCCTTTATGCTATAATCATTTTAAGAGGTGTTTACATGGATAAGGTTTATTTATTATTAGAAATTATAGAAGACATTGAAGAATACGGTGCAGATTATCCAGTCTATGCAATCTATGAGAATGATTTAATTTCTGATTACTGGTATGTGGAAGAACCCGATGTGGGTTCAGATATGGAAGGTACACGAATATTAATGGAGCATTACGAGGAACTAGATTTACTGGATGAAGATTCGGTACGTAAGATGTCATTATTAGAGCTGCTGAATCGGTTGAGAGTACAGGTGGAAGGTTAACAATAGGTTTGCCCCTTTTTTGCCCCTTTTCCAGTTTAAACAACAACAAGAATGTTGGTATACCAACGTTTATTAACCGTAAATCCGAATACTATAACAAACTTGGGTAGGATTTTATCTGACTTTATTAAAGGTGGAAATGTTGTTAAATCAACGTTTCTGCCTTTTTTTATTTTGCAGAAACTAGATAAAACTATAAAAAAAGAGGGGCAGTTTGCCCCTTTTTTGCCCCTCTTTTTAGTGTGGTAAAGTCTTATATATTAAAATCTGAAATGTATTGATGTAGTTTATCTTGCATCGAATTTGAGAAATGTTTATACACACGTTCAATCATTTGTGTGTCTGCGTGACCTGCGTGTTGTGCTATATACGTGAAGGGTACACCACGTTCAATCATATACGTTATAAATGTGTGGCGGAAGATATGAGTAGTTAATAGCTTATTAGGGATGTGGATTTTCTTTAAATATTTATTCACACCACTTACGCTAGTAGGGTTTCCATAAATTGTTTTGAACAATAAATTGTTTTTAGGGTCGATATTATATCGTGCTTTTTTCCACTGATCATATTCGATTTGTTCTTTTAATAATTCAGCGCTTGTATCATTGATTGGAGTAATTCGTGTTTTGTTACTTTTTGGAAGATAAAACTTTTTGTCCATCCAGTTATAAGTTTTGTTGATTGATACGGTCATGTTTTCAAAATCAATATCCTTTTCATAATCAATAGAACATATCTCACCGAATCTCCAACCGTTCATAACCATTAAGCGAAATAAGCGGTTATATTCAGGGTTTTTAGTTTGCGACAATATATAATCTAACTCATCGTGTTCGAGATACTTCCATTCTTGCTGATCGATTCCCTCTGAAGGTTTATGCAGCATGATTTGGTTTGGTAAATTAGCATTTGTTACCAATCCAATGTTATAACCGTGATTCCATAATTGAGCGAAAATCCGTTTACGTAAACTAACTGTGGAATATTTATTCTTTTCTAATAAACTTTGAAACATTTGATTAACTACTATGGAATTAATCATACTAACTTTATATGTGCCTAGATATTTACAAAACGCTCTAGCATTTACATTTGAAATTCTATAAGTAGATGGCTTTTGTGTTTTTGAAACAAAATCCAACCATATATCCGTTAATTCTTGAAATGTAACCGAATCGGTAGTAGGTAGTGGTTTAACATTCTTTTCGAATTTCTCTTTTAATAAATCGGGCATTTCTTTTCGAATAGTAGGGGTGTTTTTCTTAGAGCGGATAGAGATTTTTTGCTCTTTTCCTGTGTAAGGATTCTTAAATCTTTCCACAAATTTATAAGCAACAACTTCGCTATCCTTTTTAATTTCTTCTATCCACATAATATTTTTCCTTTCAAGTGCATTTTTTCTTTCTTTTTCCGAAAAACTTTGTTATAATGCAGAAGTCGTTCCTCTCTAAAAACGACAAAATAAAAAACGATACACATTCTTTTGCAGGACTGGAGTATCGTTTTTTTATGCGTGTGTAATTATTGAATTGATGAAACTATTTTATGAACATAGTTTGCTTTCAATCGTTTAAAATCCACAGAGGTATAATTGAGTTCTTCTGTGTAAAATATCTCTAATAATCTTTCTGCAAAATGGTATGCATCGTTCGTGATCGTGAACGTAGTGTATACCTTTTTTGCTAGAATTTGATAGAGTAGATAAGTTACAACCGCATACCGTTCCTGCGTTTTCTTCATTCTATCATTTAAAATGATAAATTTCAATTCACCGTGTACCAAAGTTCTCCCCAAAACTTTTTCAGGTAGCACCGAATAAATAATTGCGATATTATTACGCTCCGCAATCACAAAAGGGTTTGCAGAGCGATTATCTTCTATAATCTTTTCTAACACCTTTTTAAACACCTCATCGATAAAATTTAACCCGTATAACTTTAAAACCACACCCGATACGATAAGCATTCCCCCTTTAAAGTACTAATAACTGATTACTGATTTTTTACACGTTCTTTTGCTAAGAAATCGAACAGTGCAAGTTTTATAGCGTTGTTAACTACTTCTTTTTCTTCATCGGATAATACAACCCCTTGATAAGTAACAGTGTTATCAGTTGATTGTAAGAGTAAGTCAACTTCAGTTTTAATGCTTTCATTGTGTTGTGTTCTACCTAATAGATAGTCCACAGATACACCGAAATAATCAGCGATTTCTGCCAATCGTACAGCAGGAATTTGTGAGCCTTGTTTGATGGTATAAAAATAATTTTCTGAGAATCCTAAGTCTTTAGCAAGTGTTTGTAAGTTAATACCCCGTTTTTGAGCTAGTTCTTTTATCTTCTCAAACATTGATATAACAACCTTTCTTAACCTTACGGAAAATAATTTTACAAAATATTATAAAAGGTATTGACAACCATTACAAGATATTGTAATATTATCACCGTAAGGAAATTAGTAGTAAAAAACGCAACGAACTTCCGAATAAAACCTATTTAAAAATCTTGTCCCCACAACGATTTATTAAAAGGATATACTGCGTAATTTGTTACGCTTGTTTACTGTATGTATATATTACAACAAATTATAAAATATGTCAACAAAAATTATAAAATATTTTTTATATAAAATTATTCATATTTTATACGGGGTATTTATTACTAATTCTCTATAAACAAAGAAGAAAGGAGGAATTCAATGCCATCACAAGATGTTGGGAGAAAAAAAGTTAGAGATTTTTTAGAAAAAAATAATATTAGTATTACAAGTTTGGCAGTTTCGTATGGGATGACTAGAGCAGAAATGAGTTCTTATGTTAACGGAACAGTCATTAACGCAAAATCTAATAAGACAATTCTAAAAATAATCGAAGACTTGAATATTAGATAGGAGGGTATAAATGAAATTAGTTGAAACACAACCAGTTGTGGAAACGTGGGCTAGAGCAACACAGGTAGGGAAAATGATTAATCAAAAATTCCCTTATAACTTTTTGAAAGATTTTAAAAGTTACTGTGATTCACACCCTAAAGCGTTTAAACCACACAAACCGATGATTCAGCGTGGGGAGAAGGATACGGAGTATAACATATTCGCAATTATGTATTATTGGGAGAATAAACATTTCTTAGATGCGGATATTAAAATCGAACCATTTTACGAAGATCTACAAAGGTTAAAACAAGTTTACTGTATGGAGGGAGCATAACATGGAAGCAAAAGTAAAAATTGTTGTAACAAACGTAAAAGAGTTTCACGAATTGTGGCAAGAGTTAAGAGAAAAAGAAAAGGCATTAAAAGAAGTTTTAGAAAAAATCGAAAAGTTTAATTTAGATATTGGTGCATCAGGGGAAACGGTGAAGGAATAGGTTATGAAAAGTAGTGTGTATATTAAGAAAAGCGCAACATCTCGTTTTTGTAAAGTGATGGTAGATGTTGAAGGGAAAGAAATTGATGTAGGTATAGAAGGCTTGTTTATGGAATACCTCATTACCTTTTGCAAACTTCACAAAAAAGAAATTATTTCAATAGCAAAAAAGAATTATCAAAGCAACGAAAATAAAAAAATTATTTTCGAACTATGTGGAGATTCGGAAGAAAAACAACAAGAAGCAAGAGAGGCTTTTAAGTTAGCACACATTTATATTTAAAGATTAGAAAGGAGAAACCACAATGTCACGACTAGCGCAAACGCAATTAAAGAAACAAAAGAGAAAGGAGTTTAATAAACAGTTTTTAAAGAAATATGCGTTTTTCTTAATCATCGCAGGATTGACACTTGCAACGATGCTAGGAATTGCATTAACGGTTTCTAAAGCAGTAGAACATCAAGAAGCAAAAGTAAACCTTATCAAAAACAGAAAATACATCGAACCCGATTTTATGGATACGTGGAAAGTAAAGGAGGAAAAATGACATTCTACTTAACAACTTCAATCAGAATCGCAGGTGAATAAATGGGAGATATTTACTTAAACGATGATTTACTCGATTCGAAATTACAACACATTCTGTATGGAAGTAAAATCATCGGGCAAATCATAATGAAGAATGATTCATACGAATTACATTTGTATGAACCGCAGCATAAAATGACACGATATAAAACATTTGAGGAGGTAGAGAAACAAATTAAATGCGTATCGAAATTATTAAAAGAACAGAATCAAGAGTTGTTTTAGATATCGAATCTGATTATGTAAATCCACTCTTATTAGAAAAGTATATGAAGTATGGAAAATCTGTGGAAGATGTTGCAGTAGAGATAGTACAAAATATCCAAAACGTAAAATCATTCCACATTGTACCAAAAGAAAAAGAAAAGGTCATGAGTTATGTTTTGCTTGATTGAAAATATATTCGAAAATAATGAGTTTGATTTAATTTTACATTCTAAAAATGTAGGTGTGATTAAATTCGATGGAAATAAATATTATTTAAATGTGGAATTTTCAAGTACACATTTAAACGGGAAAAGTGTTCACAAAACTTTAAAAGACGCTTTTGAAACAGCATTAGAACTTTTGTTTCCATGATCATATAAGAAAAGAAAGGGGGAAAATAGTTGAATTTGTTAAAACAAATTTTGACCTTCAATCAACTACAAATGACTAACCCGCTTTCTGCAGGTCAATTCGTCTTGTGGCACGCTTTGTTAAACGTATGTAATGATTGCGGTAAAAAAGAATGGTTCACGGTTGCTAATTTAAGATTAGAGCTGTTTACTGGTTTATCACGTCAAGGGGTAGATAAAGCAAGAAACACATTGAAAGAATTAGGTTTTATTGAATATAAGCCAAATGGTACAAAAGCTACTTCTTACAAAATAAACATATTGTACAAAGACGAATTACAAAATAGTAGTCAAGTTGGTAGTCAAGTTAGTAGTCAAGTTAGTAGTCAAGCTAGTAGTCAAGTCAGTAGTCAAGTAGTTGACAAATTAGGGGCGCAAGAGTGGTCAAGTAGTTTACAAAACAGTAGAACATTATATAAAGAAAAGAAAAGTAAAGTAAAGAAAAGTAATAATAATATATTGGACAATGTGTCAGAAAAACAATTTGAAGAACTTTGGGGGATTTATCCAAGGAAAGAGAAAAAAAGCATAGCACAAAAAGCGTATGCTAAAGCCTTAGAAAAAGGGGTAACACATTCAACAATAGAAAAAGGGCTATTGTCATATATTGATTATATTGAAAAAAATGGAATAGAACACAGATTTATTAAACAAGGAGGAACTTGGTTTAGTCAAGAAAGTTGGAACGATGAGTACAAATCGAATTATAAAACAAGTATTCCGTACCCTAGTTACAAAAAAGGGTATATAGAACCAATACCTGATTGGTTAATAAAGGATATAGAGGCAGAAAGAAAAGTAGGTGTTTGATGAATAGAGAATTAATCTTATACCAAAGCAATCCTGAAAAATATATAGGGATCATCAAAAGTATTTCAGAGTTAAAAACAACAAAAGATAAAGAAAAATTTTTAAATCAAAAAAGAAAACTTTTAATGGAAGGTATTAATAGCAATTCAAAGAAAGGGGAAGTAAATGAATTTTGTTGAACCAATCAGAGATAAAGACGATATACAATCCATGAAAGATTACCTAAGAGCATGGAACGAAAGAAATTATATGATGTTTCTTTTAGGTATTAACTCTGGATTGAGAATTAGCGATATTATCAATTTGCGAGTGAAAGATGTACAAGGTGGATACATTAAAACTAAGGAATTGAAGACAGGCAAACAATTAAAAAGGAAAATGCCACCTATTTTAAAAAAAGAATTACAAATTTATATAAAAAATAAACCACTTCATCATTATTTATTTCAAAGCAGAAACGGGAAAAATAAACACATAAGCCGATGCACTGCTTATTTAATTTTAAAAATTGCAGCAGAGGAATGCGGAATCGATAACGTTGGAACTCACACGATGCGTAAAACATTTGGATATCATCAATACAAGAAGAATAAAGATGTTGCTACTTTAATGGAATTATTTAACCATTCAAGTCCATCAATCACTTTAAAGTATATCGGAATACGTCAAGACCAACAAGATAAAGCTATGTCGAATTTTGGTTTATAAAGAATAATTTAACATATTGAAAAAGTTGTTAGTTTATTTTCAGAGTTGTTTACAACAGTTGAAACAAAGGCGAAAAAAAAGAATCGGCGAGTTCAACAGTTTATAAGATATGTTTAATTTAAATGAGATAAATATAGGAGAAGTGTTTAGGTAAATAATAAATAAAAAAGCTAAAACGAAATGGAAACAAAACAATTATCAAAAAGCAAATAGAAAGGAGAACGAAGGATAAATGATTAACAACGTAGTATTAGTAGGACGATTAACACGGGCGGTAGATTTACGTTTCACATCGAACGGAGTTGCTTTTGCAAGTTTCACAGTGGCAGTTGATCACACGTTTAAAAAAGAAGGCGGGGAAAGGGAAGCGGATTTTATTAATTGCGTAATGTGGAGAAAGGCAGCAGAAAACTTTGCCAACTTCACACGCAAGGGTTCATTAGTTGGAATCGAAGGTAGAATCCAAACACGTAACTATGAAAATCAACAAGGACAAAAGGTATACATTACGGAAGTACTAGCAGAAAACTTCTCATTACTAGAATCACGTAATGTAACTGAACAAAGACCTAATAACGACAATCCATTCCAAACAGGATTTAACACAGTGAATAACCAAAACAACGTAGCAGGAACATTCGGTAATAACAATGCAGGTAGCTTTGGTGGATTCAATACGGGAGCAAGTGGAACATTCGGTAATTTTGGAAACAACACAGGATTCGGTAACAATCAATCGTTAAATATTTCTGATGATGATTTACCATTTTAACAAGTATTCATATTTTGCTCAAAAACACCCCTAGAAACGATTTTAACTATCGGACATATAAATAGCTATCTACAAACTAAAAATTGCGTACAGGGCGAATATGAGCAAATTAGAAGCATTATGGGAGAGGTGCAAAAGTGAAAGTAAAGGTAAAGGAAACAAACGATAAGAAATTAGCGTTGGTAGAAAATAAATGGTGTGAAGTGTTCAAGGAAAGTCCACTCAACTATTTCGTGATTTATAACGGGGAAAGACGATTGTTGAATAAGAAAACGGGAGAATTAGTCAGCAATCAACAAGAAGGCGCACATAAAAGAATGTGGTTAACGCCTAAGTGCAAGGTAGTGCATAGAACGGGGTGCTAGATATGGGAGAGTACAAGAAAGAAGATTCGTATAACTATTATCAACTATTCCATTTAGACGAATATATGTACGGGCATCACGGATTTATCGCAGGGGGCTGCTTTAAAAATATCTTCAATGGTGAAAAGCCTAAAGACATTGATATTTGGTTTGAAGATGTGGCGGAATTTAACACAGCAAGACATCACTTTGAAGACCTTATCGCAGACGAACCCGAACGATGGAATAAAGCATACGAAAACAAGAATGTGTTTGCGGTATATGACAAATTGAAAAATAGAACATTAGAACTTGTTAAAAGACGATACGGAACACCCGAAGAAATCCTAGATCAATTCGATTTTACGATTGTTAAGTTTGCATATTTTCGTGAGGTAGAATCGGCTGACGAAGACGATTATAGAGCAGTGTGGAAGATATTACGTAATGAAGATTTCTTCACACACTTACATTTGAAACGATTAGTAATCGATGATGATGTACCGTTACCAGTGAACACGTTTAATCGAATGATTAAATATGCAAAATACGGTTATCTACCATGCAAAAATACAAAAGTAACAATGGTTCGAAAATTAATGGAATTAGAGTTAGATGCTGAAGATATTGAATCTTCTTTGACGAATAGTTTATATGCGGGGTTAGATTAAATGCTAAAAGCAATCGCAATCTCACTATTTATTGTGTTCTATTTTTTAAGTGAATTAGGGAGGGATTGAATGTTTTTAGACCCGATGGAAACTCAAAAACGCTATCGACATATCGGAATGCTGGTGGCGGAAAGACACGAAAAAAGAACAGGTAGAAGTTTGTTAGAAGATAAAGAATTAGAAACTTTCACTAACTACTTTACGGAAGATATATGCGACAGAAATGTAGGGTTAAAGAAAACAGTAAGTGGCGTGTGTGAAGATTTCAGAATGAATATCGAAATTTCTTCTAAAGAAAAGTTGATTGAAGAAATCGACCATAAGTTCATCGAAGAATTTGCTCATCAGTTAGTAACAAATCTTTTATACGGATATCCAGTAAGATTTAATTACCATCGATTAATGGAGGGATTTAATGACATTAGTAAAATTAACAGGAATAAGCGGTAAACCACTGCTTTTAAAATATGAATTGATTGAATCGGTAATATCAAACATCCGTGAGGTTCGCTATTACGGAACGTCTGAAATAAAAGAAGTTGGAAGAAAAATCAAACTAACCAACGGTAATGAATACAATGTAAAAGAAACGGTAGAAGAAGTTGAAAAAATATTGGAGGAATTAAATGACATTTAAAGAACTAAAACCACTCATCGAACAATGGTTTATTGATCGTGACTTACACACAAAGGAAAGTGGTAGACAATTAATCAAACTAGAAGAAGAAATGTTGGAGTTAAAGCAAGCATACACGCATAAGAATCGTGCGGAAGTTATCGATGCAATCGGGGATATTACTGTGGTATTGATTGGATTCTGCTTGCAACAAGGCTTAGATTATGAAGCATGTATTGAAGCAGCATATCACGAAATTAAAAACAGAAAAGGAAAAGTCGTGAACGGTATTTTTGTGAAGGAGGTTTAGATGGACAAATTCGTATATGAATCCAAATGCTATTTCAAAATCATTCCTTTTGACGATGCACTGTGGAAGTTAGTGTTTAAGAATCTACGGGAAAAATTAGGAATCGAACAAATTAATCTTTTACCAACTGCTACTACTCGTGCGAATTTTGATACCTATTACGATGTGTATGTAGATTGGGCTTTGATCGATGAGCACGGAATAGAAAAAGTTACGGAAATGGTAAAAGAAAAACTTGACGAAAAAATGCGCAAAGAATTTGAACGTATGTTTAAATACTCAATTTGTGAAAAGGAGGACACAAAATGACAAAACTAGACACACTAAAACAACAAACAGCAGATTTAGAAGCAAAGCTAGAAGAAACAACAGAAAAGTTAAAAAGTATGAAAGCAGAAATCGACAGATTGGAAAACGGGTGGAAAATGAAATGCCCGTATAAAGAAGGAGATGAATACTATTTTGTTAGTGCCAACGGTTTAGTAAAGTATGATTCATGGGATAATTATGATTTCGAGAAAAGAGCGTTTGCACAAGGCAACATCTTCAAAACTCAACAAGAAGCCGAACTAGAAGCAAAACGCAGAAATCTACTAACACGATTTCGAGCGTTCAGAGATGAGTGCAATGGGGATTGGAAGATTGATTGGAGAAAAAATGACGCAAAGTATTATTTTTATATTTCAAGTACAGATGGTGAAATAGGAATTAACGATATTTATTTTTATGAAACATTCCCGATTTTTGGATATTTCAAAAACGAAGAAGACGCCCAACGTGCAATCGACCTATTCGGTGACGAAATCAAAGAACTGTTTGTGGAAGGTGAGTAGATGGAGAATACGCATTTAAGCACAGACTTACACGACCCACTAACCAAAGCACGTTATGAAGCAGTATCACACCCCGAACATTATCAAGGGGTGTGTGGACTGGAAGCAATCGAGGTTATGCGGAACTTTCTGCCGAAATACCAAAATTCGCACGTAAGTTACTTAATCGGTAACGTGATTAAATATATTTTACGTGCGCCTAGCAAAGGCAAAGAGATTGAAGACCTCATGAAAGCACAAAAGTATATAGGGTTTGCGATTGATGAGTTGAAATGGGAGGAAGAACAAGAAAAGGAAGAAGGTAAGTAATGGAAAAATTCGCATACGTTAGCTGCTTAGGTAATGTGTATGTAACGGATGACCCCGATTGTGATTCAGAGCCTTGCTCAATCTGTGGAGATTACGATAGGTGTATAGGCGTAGTTAATAACAACATAGACTTAGCAAAAGTTATGTTAGAAGAAGGGTTTACGTAAGAATACATCTTAGAAAAGACTGGTTACAAAATCGAATATATTAAAGTGGAAGATGTGGAGTTGGAGGATGATTAATGAAAATTTTAACGAGTATTATCTGTAGTTTGATAGTGGTTATCCCACTTGAAATCCTATACGAAAAAAACGAATTTCTAGGGATTCTACTTGCGTTATTAGGAGGTATCTTAATAGTGGTTCTATGCATCTTAGAGTTGTTTGGAGTTATATCGTTTTAAAGGGAGGATGATTAAATGTTCATACTAGATTTTATAATCAAACATCCACTTCGCACTGACATGATATTAATCAGTATTTGTCTAATCTTTTTGCTTTGGTGTGTGCTGGATTTATACAAATTAAAGTGTGAAGGTACACCTTATGAACAAGCGTTAAAACAAATAGAACGGGAAAGAAAAGAAAATATCAAAAGGCAGATTGAACGGAATTTAGCAGCTAGAAAAAGAAAGGATGCAATATACGATTTAATCGGGTATTTCGATTTTAGAGATATTAATATTGATTATGATAGCGATAAGTTTTACGTGATCATTAAAATACACAAAAATGCATTGATAGAAAGGGAGGTTAAGTAATGAATCCAGAAATTAAAGAAGAATTACAGCATCTTATGCATTGCTTTCCAGAGAGTTTCATCAACTGTAACAATGAGTTGGTTTTTCATCCGAGAATCAACTATTCATTCATCCTTGATGATTGCCACAATCCTAGAGATGTGAAAGCGAAAGTCTTAATGTGGTTTAGTCGTCCTTGTTGTAAAACAGTTGTTTATAAACGTGAAAAACAAAATGATATATTTCATAAAAAAATGACAGCAAGATTATCTGAATATTTAGGCGTGGGATTAATGGTTGAACAAGTGAGGGTGATTTATCAACATCTTGGGAATGGAGTTAGAAAAGATTTAACGTACAAGTTCATTGATAGTGGATATGATTTTGATGTATTGGAGGTTAAATAATGGACACACTAGAAAGAGAAAAAGAAATTGATTTATTAGAACGTGAATGTTGCCCGTTTAAAGAAGGTGACGAATACTGGGGCTTGAATAGTGACGGGAGCGTTTCGAAATTAGAGTGGGATAACCACAGTATCGACCAAAGTGTTTTAATGCTAGGTAATGCATTCAAAACCTCAAAAGAAGCAATCCTAGAAGCAGACCGTAGAGTGTTGCTGCATAACTTCAAAATGTTTAGGGATAAATGTAACGGGGATTGGAAAAACAACTTTTACAGAGAACAAAGACATCATTACATTGATTTCTGCAATTCGGAAGATGAGTTATTTACAAACTCGACATATTATAAAACTTTTGAACTTTTCGGCTACTTCAAGAATGAATCGGACTGCGATAAAGCAATCAAACTCTTCGGCGATGAAATCAAACGGTTATATGTGGAGGTGTAATAATGAGATTTATTTTATGGACAATCGCAATCTGTATTTCGGGATTGTTGGCAATCTTAAAGCTATTCGGATTGCAGTATAGTTGGGTGATTGCATTTTCACCGATGTTGGGGCTACTAGGGTTTGAGTTATTCATTTCGCTAGTCGCAATTTTATACATTATCGTGAAAGCGGTGTTTGTGGTATTAAAGCGTAGAAAGAAGGGTTAGATGCAGTTTTTAGATCTGTTTGCAGGTATCGGTGGATTCCGTCTAGGGATGGAAGCTGCAGGACACCAGTGCATTGGATTTTGTGAAATTGATAAATTCGCAAGAGCAAGTTATAAAGCGATTCATGACACAGGGGGGGAGATAGAATTACATGACATTAAAACCGTATCAGACGAGTTTATTCAATCCATCGGACATGTTGACATTATCTGTGGAGGGTTTCCGTGCCAAACTTTCTCGATTGCAGGGAATAGACGAGGATTCGAAGATACAAGAGGAACTCTATTCTTTGAAATCGCAAGGTTCGCATCTATTCTCAAACCTAGAATTTTGTTTCTTGAAAACGTCAAAGGGTTACTCAACCATGACAAAGGAAGAACATTTGAAATCATCTTGCAAACGTTGGATGAATTGGGGTACAACGTGGAATGGCAAGTGCTTAACAGCAAAGATTTTGGAGTACCACAAAATAGAGAACGAGTGTTCATTATCGGACATCTTAGAGGAGAAGGTGGACGAAAAGTATTTCCTATCGATGGACAAATTAAAAACGTTAATTGTGTACGACAAATAGGCAATCTGATACAAACATCGAGTTACGGTGGTAACCCACACAGAGGTAGGGTTTATTCGTTGAAAGGAATTTCACCTAGTCTGAATTGTATGGGTGGTGGAGGTAGAGAGCCTAAAATTTTGCAAAAAGGACGAGGATTTAACAAAGGTGGGGTACACAATATAGCACCAACGATAACTAAAAATAGTTATCAAGAAAATAATTTTTTAATTATCAAAGAAGCAACCAAAAAAGGTTACGCAGAAGCAACTATCGGAGATAGCGTGAATCTTTCACATCCTAACTCAAAAACAAGAAGAGGTAGAGTAGGAAAACAAATTGCGAATACGCTACTTACTGGAGAAGAACAAGGTGTGGTTATGAATGATTTTAGGATCCGTAAACTAACACCAAAAGAGTGTTGGAGATTGCAAGGGTTTCCCGATTGGGCATTTGAAAGAGCAGCGCAAGTAAACAGTAATAGTCAACTGTTCAAACAAGCAGGTAACAGTGTAACAGTAAACGTGATTGAAGCTATCGCAAGGAGGTTAGTATGAAACTCACCATACATCCTAAACACACAGACCACACGTATGCATATAGCCCCGAAGAAATCGTAATCTACCCACGGGAATGCATCGTGATTAAAGAAAAAGACAAACCTGCAATCATTCTCAAAGAAGAATGCATAGAAAGAATTGAAATAAAGGAGGGATAAATTGGAAGAAGAACAAAATCGAATTTTAGATTTAAAAGAAGAAGGGTACTCATGGACACAGATTGCCAATCGGTTAGGCTATCCTAGTGTGGATTCAGTACGAGGGAGAGTACGTAAGACACAACGATATAAGGAATTGATGGCATCACAGAAAAATCCAACAACGCAAAATAACAACGCACAGGAAGACTTCCAAAAGAAAGATTTTCATGATGACGGGTCAATCGGTTCACAGATTCGGGTAAGACAGAAAACAAAGAAAGTATTCACGAATGAAGAATTGATTGAGTTACACGGATTCGACCCGAAGGAAGTCACGTTAAAATCAGCAACATCGAATGAATGGACTACACCTACAAATGGTGAAACGTATTACAATTACCAGTCTAAAATCGTAGTAGTGCCTAAGAAACAAGCAGCAATCACACTAGAAGAAATGAAACAATTTTTTGAAGACATCGAGCCACGCAGGATTGAGTTATCGTGTGAAGATTTACCAAAAGATTATTTACTCATTCCACTAGCGGATATGCATTTCGGGTTAAACACGGACAAAGACTATGAAGAATTAAGACGGGAGATTGCAGATAAGATTATCAACCAGTATGAAGAAATCTTATTCACCTTACATGGAGATTACTTCCATGTGGATAATTTTCTTAACACAACTGAAAAGGGTACACGCATTGACGATGTGGACTTTCGGGAGGGTATTCAGGCAGGCTATCGGTTCTTATTACCATTGTTAGAACTAGCGCTTGAAAACAGTCCAAATGTAAAAGTCGTGTACTTAAAGGGCAATCACGCACCGTCTATTGATTACATGTTCATTAACGGGTTAGAACGCTTATACCCACAGATTGAGTTTGATACATCCTTAGACGAATTTAAGCATGCATGGTTAGGAAACCATTCCATCTTTATGCATCACGGGGATAAGGTCAAAAATGCAAACAAGCTAGTTGAAATCATGGTATCGCATTTCGGAAAGGAATGGGGAGAGAGCAAGTCACGGTATCTCATTACTGGACACTTCCACCATGAAAAATCATTATCGTTTGCAGGGTTGACATGGTATCAATTACAAAGTCCTAGCAAACATTCTAGCTATGACAAAACATACGGGTACGATACAAGCGAATCGGGTCAAATGCTATTCGAGTTTACAGAAACGAAAAGGAGTGCGATTTATTATGTATAAGGATATGGATAATGAATGAAACGACACTTCAAATTTACAACTAAAGACTATGTGATTACGATATTCTTATTCAATCAAGAAGATGTGAATAATGGTTATCTATCGGGGTTAGGTTTTCTTGACCCCGATAGTTCAGAAGGATTCATCGGAAAAGAGTTTCTAGGAGCAGATTGGAATTTAAGAAAAGAATACCGTGTTTATATCCATAGAAACGTAGCAAAAAGAAAAACGAACACAGAACTTAAACAACTAGCAATCAACGCTGCAGTTAAAGATGTTCTCGAAATGTTTGGAAGAACAGTAGAAAAAGGAGATTGATTATGTATAAAGAATTAACAGTATTTTTAAAGAATGGAAGTACATTGAAGTTTGAGAATATTACAGGGTTTAGTCTTAATTTATATGGTGACGTTGTGACTTTTTATTACGTAAGCATGTCTACTGGTAAAAAGAAACGTGCAAAATTATTAGTGAACAATATTGCTATGTATGCTTATGAGGTGTAATGAATGCTCACTCTATACTCAAAACCAAATTGCATGCAGTGCAAGTTTACAAAAGAATATTTACTAGATCATAACATCGAATTTAGAAACATTGATGTCAGTGTGGATTTAGAATCGCTGGCATACATTAGGGATGAACTAGGGTATCAAAGTTTACCCGTGATTGAAACTGACACAGGGGATTCGTGGTTCGGATTCCGACCTGATTTACTGGAGGGGCTAGATGGAGAATAACTATCATTTAAAGCAGATACGATTAATCGATAAAGAAATTAATCAAATGCTAAATGAATTAGAACGCATTCGGTGTTCATTAATGCGCAGTCCACAATTAAAGCAAGTGAGTGTGCAGGAATCAAAAGTTGGATTGAAGGACGATGTGTATATCAAAATGATTGAATACAACGATAAGATTAATCAGAAAGTGGATGAATTAATCGATACGAAAAAGAAAGTATTCGATATTATTGAACGAATCAAAGACCATGAACAACGATTGATTTTAAAAATGCGCTATGTGGACTGTGAGAAATGGGAGGACATCGAACAGGAATTGCATGTATCGAAAAACACGATGCATAGAATCCACAGAAAAGCATTAAAAGAATTTAATTCATTATGGTACTAATTGCGCTAGAATGTGACTATATATGTGTGGTAATGTTAGGGTGCAGAAATCGGGTAGATTTACTGTAACCTAATTAGGTATGCTGTACCGTGGAAGGGCGTTTATGTTAAGGTTCGATTCCTTATGCAGCAGTTTTGATTGCGGTATATATCTAAGGAGTATACCTAAAACTGGGCGACCAATAACGCATGCTAGGTCGCTACTTACCTCTTATGCTTAATTGCATAGGAGGTATTTTACTATACATAAAAATAATTTTGAAAGGAGCAAACATGAAATATAAAACAACAATCGAATTAGAAGCGGTACAGTTTACGGGTGATTTAACGAAAATGCCCGATTGGTTTTTGAATCGATGTAGTATTGGTAAATCGAATGGAGAGTGGTGCGTATATGACAGTTTATTCAAAGAAGAAGTTAATATTCGTATTGGTAACTTCATTTTGGATAATGCCTTTGATGTGGTTGAAATACTGGATGCAGAAACATTCAACAAGTACTATACCGCCATAACTGCTGAAGGTGGGGAACATGCCTAAGCGACCATGCGCATGTCCGAGCTGTACCGCATTAGTGGATATTAAAGACAGGTATTGTGCAATCCATAAACCGTCACAGGTAGATACACGCCCGTCAGCATATCAACGTGGGTATGATCATAAATGGCAAAGAGCAAGTAAACGTTTCTTATCTGAACATCCTTTTTGTGAGGAATGCTTGAAGCAAGGGAAGATTACCCTAGCAACTGATGTAGACCATAAAAAAGCACATAAAGGAAATAAAACTTTATTTTGGGATATGAAGAATTGGCAATCACTTTGTCACTCATGCCATAGTAGAAAGACTGCTAAAGAAGATAACGGTGGATGGTATTAGTTTATTTTGCAAAATAAAGTACCTTAGAGCGATTTTAGGTTTTTAGAATATAATTAACCGTTTCTAGTTTTAAAATCGCTTATACGTTTAATATGAGCGTCTGATACCCTATATACGAATTTACATTTCATTCCCCAGTATTCGAAATTTGGTTTTTGATACCCTATTTCGAAATTTGGTTTTTTATATAGCGATTTCGAATTTTCGTTTTTCTATGATTGTGATTGTGTGGAATTGAAACAAACACCGCACACAATGTATATACAACATTTTTAACATCGGAATCGCCTAATCAATCCAGCTTAATAGGAGAGAAGAAAAGGAGGGTAGGGGTATTTAAAATTTTATATAACCAATAAATAAACGACAACAAGCGAAACGGTCACGCTTTTGAAACTTAATGAACAACGATTTATATAATTAACAAATTATACAGCTATATAGCTTTTTATATATTTTATATACGACTGATAAATTCAATTATATACAAATCCACTACGATACTATTTGGATAGAGTAGGAATCATTCATGAATCGTGATAGACATTTATTAAACATTATTATTGACGATTGGTTTGAATCCGTTTCATCGATGATTGCTATTGCAGGTTCGAATCCTGCTATCGTATTATTCCTAAACAGACTTTTGTCCTTTCAAAAATTCATTTCTTTTTAATCCCTTTCTTAATTATCCTCAAGTCTGTTTAGGTTATTTTGGATAAAATAAAAAAGCTGCATCTCGAATTTAAAATTCGAAAAGCAACTTCACTTCCAAAAAAAGTGGTGGGCGTATATATCCAGCCCCCGTTTTTTAAAACTGTTTATAAGGCGAGAAAATCACGAAAAAGTCAACCCGTCACTATTATCGCATAATCGGATAATATCCGTATGCTTTCATTTCAAATGAAAACAGTTTTCATGGCTTACGCCTTAGATTTTCAAAGGACTAAAGTAAATTTACAAATGTGTTTAAGATCTATTCGGCTCTAAAGTAGCACTAATTCGGCAGCTTGTCAAGAGGGTAAAAAGTAGGATAAATTCAAGGTGTTAGGGTGGTTTTAAAATTCTGTAATTATGTAGTTATATTTAACGTTGTACGCTTGTAGATTTAAAGAAGAATAGTAAAACGAGCCTATTCTTTTAAAATCGCTGTAAGGGGCTTTAAAACGCAAAATAGAAGGGGTTACAAGAAAGTAAATATTTTTAAATTTAATAATTGAATGGATATTTTTATGGATTTGATTTTATACATACGCAAATAAAAAAAGCGTATAAGAATACGCTTATATAGTCAGATATGAAAATACACCAAAACACGCAAAACGCCTAAAAAGTGCCTTAAAACGCAAAATAGAAGGGGTGCTATTTAAACGGGTTTTTATTGTGTTGCTTAAAAAAGCACATAAAAAAGAGTGGTATTATAACCACTCTCTATGATCTAAATTATATTTTAAAGTTTCGGGCGTATGGTTCAACTTGTTCATGAACTCGTAAACCTTTGGCGGTAGCAGACTGTAATTATAATCGTGTTCAAAATAATCATAAAAGCAGCCTTTTAAGTTATTATAATATTTTTTAATAAAATTGTTAAATTGTCTATGTGTCATTGTTTTATACCTCTTTAAAGCCTTGGTAATATGCGTTGCCTTGATTGGCTAGGATGATGGTTTTAATTTGTTCATCATTTAATTGTTTCAAAAGTGAATCAAAGTCAAATTCACGAATAGCATCGTAATTTTTATTTTGATTCAATTCTTCTAATTCTTTAGAATAGTTTAGCAGCTCATGAAATGTATCACCTTCAAGATCTAAATAATCATGAACTAAACCACGTTCAATCAGTTTGAATAAAAGTTCAAAATAGGTTTCCGCTTCTTCATTCCATTTAATAAAGCGGCTTGTGTCTGTTCCTATCCATTTAATCATTTTTAGTCAATCCTTTCTAAAATTCAATTTTAAAATCAAGATAATCGTCAACAAGATCCATAATGTTAGTATATAGCGTTCTGATGAGTTTATCTATATTATCGGGCAATTTGTGTAGTTTAAAATCTTGACGAAAATTATATAAACTTTCGTTGTAATTATCTTCAATGTAGTAGAGTAGTGTTAGTTGTGCATCTTTCATTTTATTTACCTTCTTTCTTTAATTCATACAAATATTTTTTCACAAAAACGCCAACAGCTACATCAGTTTTGTATTTTTTAGCAATTTCTAAGCTTCTGTTTAAGTCTTTGTTATTGTGTTTAAGAGTGTACTCTTTAGCTTCTTTGAATTGTTTTGAATTTTGTAAGTTGATTTTCATTATTTATTCCTTCTTTCTTAATGTTCAAATATAAACTCTCTAACTGATTTAAAATCTAGATCATGCCTAGTATGTGTTAATCTGGTCATTAATCTTTGACCAAATTCATAAGAATAATAAAATTTTCTTCTATCGCCTTTTATTTTTTCATTTCTTAAATTTAAATATCTTTGTTCTGAAATTTCTGTTTTAGGCTTTGCTTTTTCTAAAATCCATTTGTTACCGTCTTTAGTATATGTTTTATATTCCATGTAAATTTTCATTTTTAACACCTCTTAAAAGTTCTCTGAAATCCATTGTTTTACGATTGAATAACCATAATCTGAAAAGGGTAGTTCATTCATCGTTACAATGTTTCCGTAACCGTTAAATGTGAAGAGGTCATCATTGAAACATACCTCACCAAAAAAGCAGGCTCTTAAGGCGTCATAAGGTGTTTGAAAAATTTCGTTTATTGTTTCTTCATCGAATTCGTAAAATTCAGAATCAAATACATCGCTTGTATCGTTTAATTGATTATAAAAATCTTCTGCGGTTTCTAAAATTTCAACTTTATCAATTAATTCATCAAATACATCTAGGGTAGTTTCTTTAAATTCTTCTAGCAACCAAGAGCCGCAACTTGTTTGGCTGCTGTAATCTTCTAGTAGCACATTGTAATCTTCATAATATTCTTCTTTTTTGAATAGTTTATTGATAAATGTTTTATATTTTTTACTATCGTTCCAACCTTCAAAAACTTGTTTACCATCTTTAAATATTTTTGCATAGAATTTCATTTTTCATTTTCCTTTCTTTCTTGAAAGGCTCATACATATCTGTTAAGATTAAACAGAAAGGTACAGTCCTTTCGTTTTAGCTTTGTCAACCGCTGTAAGTTTCTCAGGCTCTGCGGTTGGCTTTTTTGTTGTTCCGTACTATTTAATTTTAATATTCTTTCATCAGCATTTTCCTTTCTGCTTTTGTGATCTCTTAACCTTGATTTAATGATATCATATAATTGAATCGATTGCAAGTACTTTTTCAAATTTATTTTTTAAAATTTAAAAACTTTTTCAAAGATATATTTATTAATTGATTTATCTTCTTTCTTTGCTCTATTCTTTATCAACTCGTATTCGTCAAGGCTTACGCGGAAGGGTATCATTTTATCACGCTTCAAACCTGTTGGCGGGCGTCCTGCTTTCTTCTTAATTTCTTTCATGTTTTTCACCTCTTTCTTTTATCTGATTAAATGATATCATAATATAATGACGAATGCAAGCAAAAAACGAAAATATTTTTTTAAATTTTTAAATTTATTTTTTCATTTATGTTTTACGCTTTTAAATTTCAAGATCTAGAATCAGTCTTACATATTTAATTAAATACATACATCACTAAGCAGCTACTTAAACGGCTGCTTTTTTTGTGGTTTCTTTTTTGCACTTAAATAGTAGGAAAGAAACCAGGGAAGAAAATTATTTTTTAATTCTTTCTATATAATGCACATCTAACACATCTATCAATACATCAAATGAATGTGAATCAATCCTATCTAATCAACTCAAACATTAAATACTTAACTTGATTTATTTTCACGTTATGAAAACAATATATAGTGGCTAAACCCGAACAATATACAACATTTAGGGGTATACCCCGTATGAAAAT